TTACCGGAAGGAGCCCGGTAAAATAAATATAACACAAAAATAAAAAAACGTATATACTCCAAGCATTCGCCAGCCCAAGGCGCCAAAGAAAGAGGAAAGTTTGCTATTGCAACATTTGTTAACAGCTGAAGAAGCTGACTACGTACCAAAAATAGAGGCCCACCCAGAAGGGTTGCTGCCACTAGAAAAACTTTCCCCCGCAGAAACGCTTGACGCACAAATACATACGGCTGATTTCCTAACAGCCATAACCCAAGACGACACAGAAATAATTAGCGAAGCCTCTGAGACCAGAGCGGTTGAAGCGTTTACATCTTTGATTACGCAATCACCAGACGCCAAGAGCAAAATTTTAGAAATGCAGCTGCCAGAAGAAGTTCGGTCTAGCGTGGCCATGCTGTCTGAGTACCAGTGGCAGTTCGTAAAGCAGGCTGAAGAGCTACGCACCATGGCGGTAGCTAAAATCGTTAAAGAAACCGACCACCCAGATGCACGTATACGCTTAAAAGCACTTGACATGCTGGGCAAGGTAACTGAGGTTGCGTTGTTTACGGAAAGAGTTGAGATAAAGAAGACCGACTTAAGCGACGAAGAGCTAGAGAAGCGCATCAAAGAGAAGCTAGGCCGCTACATGGGCAAGGCTGACATAGTGGATGTTGACGTTATTGACTTGGATAAAGAACTACCAGGCCCAGATGAGGAAGAGAAGTGATAGGTAACTACGAGTGTCTCTCCCCACAAGAAGCCAAAGCGGCTATGTTGGCGTTGCCAAGCATGACGACTGAAGAAAAAATGGTGTTTCTTGAGGACCTTGAGGAAAAAGAACGCCGGTTCCAGTTAAAGAAAGCACAGAACGACCCGATTTCATTTGCACAGTACGTGTATCCAGGGTTTAAGGTCGGCCCACATCATCGGAAGCTGGCAAAAATATTTGATGACGTGATTGAAGGCAGGAAGAAGCGTGTGATTATTAACATCGCACCGCGTATGGGTAAGTCTGAGTTCAGTTCTTACCTGTTCCCTGCCTATTTTTTAGGCAAATTCCCTGAGAAGAAGATCATTATGGGCACGCACACAGCGTCCCTGTCAGAAGACTTTGGTCGTAGAGTAAGGAACTTGATTGAATCAGATGAGTACAAAACGTTATTCCCCGACACGGTGGTGGCGGATGACCAGAAGGCGGCTGGTAAGTGGTCTACTGGAGCTGGCGGACAGTATTATGCCGCTGGTGTGGGCGGCGCTCTTGCAGGCCGTGGTGCTGATTTGTTTGTTATTGACGATCCCCATTCTGAGCAGGACATGAAGGCTAACAGCCGTCTAGCGTTTGATACAGCGTGGTCTTGGTTCCAGCAGGGTCCGTTACAACGTCTAATGCCGGGCGGTGCCATCATCGTCATCATGACTAGGTGGTCATTACTTGACCTGACCGGTCGACTCGTCGATTACCAGATAAAGAACCCTGGGTCTGACCACTGGGAAGTGGTTGAGTTGCCTGCCATACTGCACCAAGATACCGAAGATGAGAAGTCACTCTGGCCTGCGCAGTGGAGTCTTGAGGCATTAAAGTCTAAAAAAGCGAACATGGACCCACGGTTCTGGAACGCTCAGTACATGCAGAACCCCACCAGTGATACGGTGGCGATGATTAAACGTAGTGATTGGCGAGTGTGGGAGCACGACGACCCACCGAAATGTGATTACATAATTCAGAGTTGGGATACGGCGCATGAGACGAAAACGACAAGCGACTACAGTGCTTGCACCACGTGGGGTGTTTGGTACAACGAAGAGGATAACAACAGTCCGAATCTCATATTGCTGGATGCGTTCAAAGACCGGATGGCGTTTCCAGAACTCAAGACAGTTGCTTTAAAACACTACAAAGAATGGGAGCCAGATGCTTGCATCGTCGAGAAAAAAGCTGCCGGTGGTCCTCTTATCCAGGAGCTCAGAAGAATGGGTATCCCAGTCCAAGAGTTCACACCCAGCCGAGGTAATGACAAAATCGCCCGTCTCAACGCGGTCAGTGACTTGTTTGCTTCTGGCAAAGTATGGGCGCCCGATACCAGATGGGCAAGAGAAGTAGTTGAAGAAATTGCTGCGTTTCCGGTCGGCGAACACGATGACTTCGTGGACACATGCACCCAGGCGCTGTTAAGATACCGGCAGGGCGGGTTCATTAACTTGGATTCAGACATGGCTGACGAGCCATTGAGTTACCGTCGCAGACATGCGGCGTATTATTAAGGATAAAAAATGCCAATATCTAAATCGCTTTATACGGCACCACAAGGCTTAGCAGCCCTGAATGGGCCTGAACCAGACATTGAAATTGAGATTGAAGACCCTGAAGCTTTGCGCATTAGCGTTGAAGGCGAAGAGATTTTTGATATGGAAGAGGTTGAAGACGCAGAAGACTTCAACAAAAACTTAGCCGAAGAAATAGATGCAGGCGCTCTTGAGCAGCTAGCCGGTGATTTAGAACAGTCAATTTCTGACGATAAATCAGCGCGTAAAGACTGGGAAGAGATGTACAAGGACGGCATTACGTTGCTGGGTTTGAAGTTTGAAGAAAGAACTGAGCCATGGGATGGCGCTTGTGGTGTGTTCCACCCAATGATTACTGAAGCAGTTGTTCGCTTCCAGTCTGAAACCATCATGGAGACATTCCCAGCCAAAGGTCCAGTTAAGACACAAATCGTTGGTAAGCAGACACGCAAGAAAGAAGAAGCGGCTGCGCGTGTTCAAGAAGACATGAACTACCAGTTAACACAGAAGATGCCTGAGTTCCGCTCTGAGCATGAAAGAATGTTGTGGAACTTGCCATCAGCGGGTTCTGCGTTCAAGAAGGTGTACTACGACCCAGGTCTAGGCCGTCAAGTATCAATGTTTATCCCAGCCGAAGACATCATCATTCCTTACGGCACCAGCGAGATTATGTCGTCACCACGCGTAACCCACGTGATGCGCAAGACTAAGAATGAGTTAAACAGACTCATGCACGCAGGGTTCTACCTTGATGTTGAGCTAGGCGAGCCACAGAAGTTTAAGTCTGATATTCAAGACAAAAAAGACAGAGAGACTGGCTTTAACGCTAGCTACGACGACCGATTTGAAATCTATGAGATTCACGCAGATTTAGATTTGCCAGGCTTTGAAGACGAAGATGACGGCGAGCCTACAGGTATTGCACTACCTTACGTAGTGACAATGGTGCGTGGTACAAATGAAGTTTTAGCGGTACGCCGCAACTGGAATGAAGATGACCCACTTAAATTAAAGAGGCAGCATTTTGTACATTATCAGTATATTCCCGGTTATGGCGCTTACGGTTTTGGTCTTTTCCATCTCATCGGAGGCTTTGCTAAATCTGCTACTAGTATCATGCGTCAGTTGGTTGATGCTGGTACTTTATCTAATCTGCCGGGCGGCCTCAAAGCTCGCGGACTTAGAATCAAGGGTGATGACACGCCTATCGCACCTGGAGAATTTAGAGACGTCGACCTCGGTTCAGGAAACATTCGCGACAACATCCTCCCCCTCCCGTACAAAGAGCCGTCGCAAGTCCTAGCGAGCTTGATGGACAAGATTGTTGAAGAAGGCCGTCGATTCGCAGCTACTGCGGATATGAAGGTCAGCGACATGTCTGCTAACGCACCTGTCGGTACCACACTAGCTATTTTAGAGCGCACGCTTAAGGTAATGTCTGCAGTTCAAGCTCGTGTGCATTACGCCCTTAAACAAGAACTACAGTTACTTGCAAAAATTATCCGTGACTACACAGATGATGATTATGAGTACGAGCCAGAAGAAGGCAGTGTTCACGCTAAGAAAGAAGACTTCAGCCATGTTGATGTGCTCCCTGTATCTGACCCCAACGCTGCCACCCTCTCTCAACGAGTCGTGCAGTACCAGGCCGTTATTCAATTGGCTCAGTCTGCGCCGCAGATATACGACCTACCCCAACTCCACCGTCAGATGCTTGATGTTCTTGGAATTAAAGACGCAGATAAGTTGGTACCGTTGGAGGATGACCAGAAGCCTAAGGACCCCGTCACAGAGAACATGAACGCACTTAAGGGTAAACCCCTAAAAGCATTCTTGTATCAGGACCACGAGGCCCATATTGCGGTGCACACAGCAGCTATGCAAGACCCATTGATTGCACAACTTGTTGGACAGAATCCACAAGCACAAGCGATTATGGGGGCGATGCAAGCGCACGTAGCAGAACACGTTGGCTACGCCTACCGCTTGAAGATGGAAGCAGCACTTGGTGTTCAACTACCAGCTCCTGACCAAGATATGCCAGAAGATATTGAGAAAGAAATGTCTAAGATGTTGGCGATGGCTGCACCACAAGTGCTTGCCCAATCTAAGGCAATGATGGCTCAGCAACAGGCGCAGCAGCAAGCCCAAGACCCAGTTGTTCAGATGCAGATGCAAGAGCTACAGCTTAAAGAGCGTGAGGTTGCCGTTAAGGAGAAGAAGGTGGCAGTTGACGCAGCGGCTAAGGCCGATGAGCTCCAGCTTAAAGAGAAGCAATTAGCAGTTAATGCAGCAGCTAAGGCCGATGAGATTGAGGAAAAGCGCAAAGATACAGCTGTTCGCAATCAAATTGAGGGATTTAAGTTAGCTGGCGACGTCGCAAGAACTAGACAAACTGGCAAAAAATCAGAGTAAAAACAAAGGAAACTAACAAATGGACTTACAAACTATGGATGTGTTTACCGCGCTAAGAAACAAAATACGCGAGGACATGAACAATTACGCTGACGACGTGGCAACTGGTCAGTGCACAGATTTATCGCAGTACAAAGAGCTTTGTGGGGTGATTCGAGGTCTAGCCCTAGCAGAGCGCCACTTAATGGACCTCGCTGAAAAACTAAAGGAAGACAACGATGAGTGAAACCATCGCACTACCAGAGTCTGAATTGATTCTGCCACCTGGAGTAAAGCCTATTCCAGAAAACGAAGTAGAAGCACAGTCTGAACAAGTCAAAGCTACGCAAGTGCCACAGCCAACAGGCTGGAAGCTACTGTGTGTTTTGATTGATGTTGATAATACGTATGAAAGCGGTTTGTTAAAAGCAGACGAAACCATGCGTACGGAAGAACTTACATCACCAGTGCTATTTGTGATGGAAGTTGGCCCACAAGCCTACAAGGATGCTGAAAAGTTCCCTGATGGCGCGTGGTGTAAACCTGGTGACTTTATTCTTACCCGCCCATACACAGGCACAAGAGTAAAAATCCATGGCAAGGAGTTTCGCTTGATTAATGATGATCAAGTTGAGGCTGTTGTGCAAGACCCTCGTGGCATTAGCCGCGCTTAACAGGAGGTAATATGACTAATGAGTATAAGTTTCCGGATGAGGAAGAGAACAAGGTTGATGCCGAGATTGATATTGACGTTTCTAGCGAAACCGATATTGACATTGAAGTTGAAGATGACACGCCTGAAAGGGATCGTAATGCTAAGCCTTTAAACCGCGAAGTAGAAGACCCAACAGACGAAGAAATCGAAGGCTACACCAAAGGTGTTCAAGGCCGAATTAAAGAATTGACACATGCGCGTCATGATGAGCGCCGTGCCAAGGAAGCTGCCCTGCGTGAAAAACAGGAACTTGAGCGTCTTACACAGCAGATTCTTGATGAAAACCGCAAATTGAAAGAATACGTCAAATCTGGCGAAGCTACGTATAAGGAAACTTTACAGGCTAAAACAGAAGCAGAAATGGAAATGGCACGCCGTAAGTACAAAGAAGCGGCTGAAAGCTATGACACAGATGCTATGATGGCGGCACAAGAAGCATTGACAGATGCGAAGATGAAAATGGAACAAGCGAAAAATTTTCGCCCAACCCCTTTACAAAATCGTGAAGTAGATGTACAAATACAACAAGAGCAACCAAGAGCTCCTGAACTTGATGAAAAAACCTTGCGCTGGCAAGCTAAAAACCAGTGGTTCGGAAGTCCTGGTTACGAAGAAGTTACGGCCTTTGCACTAGGGCTGCACCAAAAACTAGTAGGCACCGGGTATAACCCGCAACAACCCGAGTACTTCGAGCAAATCGATTCTCGCTTAAAACGTACTTTCCCAGAAATGTTTGAGGAAGACGAAAACCGCGGCCAAAAAGCTGCCTCAACAAGAAAACCTGCAACGGTTGTGGCACCATCGTCTCGTACTACAGGCGCTAAAAAAACGGTGAAGATTACTGCTTCGCAAGCTGCGACAGCAGATAGACTTGGGATACCCCGCGATTTATATGTTAAAGAATTCTTAAAATTGGAGGCTAATAATGGCTAATAACCGCACACAACGTGACCTTGAGACACGCGAGCAAGAAAAGAGATATGTTTATACCCCGGCATCAACATTGCCCGACCCGACACCTGAGCCTGGTTTTACCTATAGGTGGATTGCTACCGCGATCTTAGGCCAAGCCAACCCCACGAACGTTTCTCAGAAACTACGTGAAGGCTGGGAACCGGTCAAGGCTGTTGATCACCCTGAGTTAATGCTTGAAGGTGATAAAAACGGTAACGTCGAAATTGGTGGTCTTATGTTATGTAAGGCGCCTACTGAGATGGTACTAGCTCGTAAGGAATACTACGAGAACCAA